CGTCCATATTTCTTTCCCATCCAGGCGTTATCACCAACACGCTCAAGATGCGGAGGGTCGAATATAACCATCGAAAAAGATGCGTCTGCAAATGGTAGTGCACGAAAATCAGCTATCAGATCAGGACTGATAATCAGGCGTCGTCCATCACACAATGTGTGCTCTTCCTTTCTGATATCGCTAAATATCGCCCGGTCGTCATTCTTATCGAACCAGAACATGCGACTGCCACAGCACATGTCGAGGATTGCTGCATGTCCAGTCACTGGCTGCCTCCTTTGCGAAGCCGTTCCGCCCATTCTTCAAGGGATTTCTCTGCATATTCACCGGACAGGCCATCAATCGGATGCGATTCATTAGCTAACTCTTCTTTTGCTGACAGAATCATGCGTGTAACGTCGAAAACTTCAGCCAAAGGCTTATTGATAAATCCGTGATTGAAAGCAGCAGCAAGACGGCTTGCGGTATAGTTAATACCCTCGTTGCGAGCCTCAGCACGTACTTCATCGAATTTACGCACCAGATACTCAGCATTTGTTTCATTCACTTTCAGATCTCGCGGTACACATTTCCCGCGAAGAAACCCTTCCATTTCGAAAACATTCATGCGCATTTGTGTAACTCCGATAACTCGTTAAAACGTTCCATAAACATCCCGTAGGCATGGCTAGGTGCCAGTGGAATCACGTTGAACATCTCTGTTGCCGGGATGCCTTCCAGTACAGGCCAGAAAGAGCCATCATCAAGCCCGAGATCGCGGCGTTCGGTTGCCAGCATGATAAGATCGGCATATTTCACGGGCGTACTCATAACTGGGGGTAACCCGTATTTCTCACGGATTACGGCGTCAATTTTTTCTTCCATCCGTTTATAGTCAGGAAGAAGGCGTTTCAGTGGAGCGGGGATGTCCTGGCAATACGCTTCTGTTGCATCATGCATTAATGCTTCAAAAGCAAATTCCTGCGGTACCAGCTGGCTGCAAAGAACCGCATGTTGGGCGACGCTGTAGAAGTGCGAAAGATGACCGGCAAAGCGACAGATATTTGAAAGGGAAACCGCGATATCGTTAATATCGATGTCGTCTTTATTTATCCTGTCATAATAAAAATGCTTCCCGGAAAAAGTTTTAATAAATGACATTTTGTTCTCCACGTATATGCGCTGCACCGCGCTGAATTCTGGTAAAAAGAATCCCTCACCATCCGGCGATTATTGAGTAAATTACGTTTCCATAAATGCCCCCTCAGGGGCATTTGCAGTAATGAAATCAGGCGGTGAAAGTACCAATAAAGGTTTCTACTTTGCTGTCCTTGAATTTCTCAACAAGCAGATCACGAAATTCGTTAGCCATTTCTTCCTGCACCGCCTCCAGCTGAATAATGCGCAGAACCAGTACCGGACGATCGCCAGTGATAATGCTGAGGCGTAATTTAAACGGACGTTCTTTCAGACCTTCAAACGGAATGCATTTAAATTCAAATGCCACTGGCATAATGTCTTTGGTCTTCGCTTCGACAGACTCCATCAGGGAGCGTTTGCCGCTGAAGTCATTATCTTCAAAATCAGCGGTCTGGTTTGCTTCAATCGTGATTTTACGGACCGCCGCAGCCGCTTTTGTTGCCTGAATGGTGTCACCATTAGCATCAAAGCCCACAAGGTAGTCGGCCCAGTCTTCAATCCATTCTGCCAGTGATTTCTGGGAGTTACGCTCGCCATTAACAGACAACAGAGCAGAGAACGGTGCTGTCTTTTTCAGTTTGAGAGTGGCGGTGTTATCTGCGTGACCTGGTTCATCAATAGTACCCAGGTTAAGCACACTGACGGCACGCATATTATCAGCATCAATAAAGCAGCGGGTGCCTTCATCTGCAAGATCTTTAGAATAACGGGTAAAGTCATCGATGCTGGCAGTGGAAAGAGCACCACGGAAACGGAAGCGATTTAAATTAAATTTTTCCAGATCATGAATGCGGAAATTCTCAGGCAATGCCACAGCATCGGCACCAATCTTACTGATAATTTCATTAACACCCTGAGCAGAAATAAGGGCATGGATTTGATTAATTGCGGTTGCGTCTAAGTTCTGAGACATAATAAGTCCTCACTATATAAGGATATTCAGTGATGAGATAAATAATCAGTTAATTAAGAACGATATTAATGACCTGCTGCGCGGAGTTTTCCGTCAGGTTCACCGGCAAGAGTCAGTAATTGTCCCTGGTCTTCCTGCAGAATAGTCAGGCGACCACCGCGATTGACATACATCGGCGTTTCGGTGGTGTCTTCTTCGGAAATTTTCCCGCGGTTAGTCGGGCGAACATATGAGAGTTTGTGTTTGATTTTCACACGGTTCTCATCAAATGGTTCGATTTCCAGGTTGAGTGAGACCTTACCTTTGGTTTTCGTGTTCATCACACCTGAAGCGACTTCACTGAGAACTGCGCCGATTTTGGTTTCAAATACGCCGCCGTCCAGCTCCCCGATAAATGCCTGCACATCAGTACTGCGTTCGCTAGCCATTTTGCTGCTCCTCATCATATCGACCCTGCAAGGTCGGTTGGTTTCTCCACAAAACAGAGAAGAACACCTGCGGTGGCAGCCGCCCGGATGGATTGGGTTATGAGCCCGTCGTCCGGTGATGCTCTTCTCTGTTTTGTAAAAAGAGCGGTACCAGCCGGAAGCAAGTGTACAAACTGGTACCGCCAAAGCAGTGGCTGTTGTGGTGACCGGTGCTGATCTCCGGCTTGCGGTTATTTCAGACTCTCACGGGCGTTTAATTACCCCGCCGAACAGCTCTTTTCCGCAATAGCTGCAATGTCTTTCGCGCATCAGCCTGCGCATTCACCACAACGCTAAGGATTCTCTCTGGTTGAAAATACTTAGCTGTTATGTGCCTGCTTTTAGCCACATCAGGCGAGGTGGTAGGTACGTGAGCTACTTGGTGGTATTTGCCTTCGATGAGGCAAGATAGGCATCAAGATCACTTTTTAGGTAAATAACCTTTCTACCGATTTTTAAAAAAGGTATTCGAACTTTTCCTGTGCTAGCCCAATTAGCTAAGGTTTGCGCTTCTACGCCGATATAGGCTGCGGCGTCTTCTCTATTCATTTTTTCATGTTGTTCTGACAGAATACTCGTTGCTTCAAAATCAAAGCCCAGCTTTTCAAAGGCATAGATAATAGAGCCCAAAGCCATTTGTTTAACTGTTCTGTAGTTACTGCTTTCAACTTGGCTTAATGCAGTTTTTGCTGCTTCAATCACCACAAGCCAGGCATCTCGTTGGTTGTCGATACTGCCATCCATATTCACTCTCCTGCCATGTGCGAATCATCCGGTCATTCATACGCCACCGTCGGCTACTTCGTGGGCGTCCTGCCTGTTCGTTATCTTTGATATAAAATCTAACTTAACTTAGTTTTGATGGCAAGAGAAAACACCAAACTTTTCTTAGTTCGGTGTTTTGGTTAGAGAAAAGGGGGGCTAGAGTTCGTATTGAACTCCTTTGACTACACCAATGATGAGGCAATTACCATTGATCGGGATGTTGGGGTACCGGGGATTTAATGGCACTAAAAACTTTTGAGGGCCATCGATAACTAATTTTTTTACTGTGGCTTCGTTTGTTCCATCAAGTCTAGCGATGACTATTTTTCCATGCCGGGGTTCTGCATCAGGATCTACAATCACTGTTGCGCCTTCTGGTATTGTTGGGAGGCCGTTAGGGTTAGTCATGGAGTCGCCTTTAACCTCCAATGCAAATGAGTTATCACCAATCTTTAATGATGTATCTACCCACTTGTCTACTTCACTAAACACTTCTGCTGTCCTGCACTCAGTAAACTGCCCAGCCTGAACCCACGAGATTACAGGAACTCTGCGCATGTTTGTGACGAGTTTGCCTTCAAACTCCGCACCATAAAGAATGTAATCTATTGACGTATTGAAGAACTTCGCTAATTTTGAAAGTGCTTCCCCTCCAGGGACATTGATGTCTTTCTCCCAGTACCCCACAGCAACGTCACTTACTCCACAAAATTTACCCAATTCTTTCTGGGACGTTCTGGTAACTCTTCTCAGAGCTTTTATACGCTGACCAACCGTTTCCATAGGAGCACCATTTCTTTAATTACTAAGTAATCTTAGTTTTTATTGACCTAAGATAGATTGATAATTAACATCTAATAAAACTTAGTTTGGAGGGCATATGACGACTGACGATATCGAAAGCTACTTCGGCAGCATTGAGAAAGTTGCTGCTTTTTTCGGCATAACAACTGAAGCCGTTTATCAGTGGCGAAACCGTCCTGGCCAGTTAATTCCAAAAGGACGTGCAGCAGAGGCTGCATATAGAACTTGCGGACGGTTGCCATTTAAACCTGAGCTTTATGAAAAATCTAATGGATAAATCGATTTACAGAAACCACAGATATGAGGGCTTAAACGTGGGTAAAGAACCTGAATGGAAAGTTGATAAGCAACCAGCATGGCTGGTGGCAGCAATACGAAGAACGATTGCTGATTTACCTCATGGCTATGAGGAAGCAGCAGAAATTCTTGGTTTGTATAAATCTGATGATATCACCCCAGCAAAAGATCAATTGCATAACAGACTGCGTAGCGGTGGGGATCAAATTTTTCCACTTGAGTGGGCCATGGTTTTACAGGATGCCAGTGGTACCAGGCATGTAACGGATGCAATAGCCCGTCGTAGTAATGGGGTGTTTGTGCCGCTGGTGGTCATTGATGACATTGACAATGGTGACATTAATCAGCGGCTGATGGAGTCAATAGAATGGATTGGCAAGCATTCCCAGTACTTACGCAAGGCAACTGCTGATGGAGTTATTGACCAAGCTGAGCGTGAGCAAATCGAAGAGAACAGCTACCAAGTAATGGCGAAGTGGCAGGAGCATTTAACACTGTTATTTCGTGTTTTTTGTGCGCCGGAAAAGAGTAACGCCCGCGAGTGTGCAGCTCCGGGCGTCGTGGCGTCGATTGCTTCTGGTTGTGGAGAAACTAACGCATGAACAGTTTAACGGCAAATAACCGTTTGTCGCAACAGCTGGTGTTCAGTGTCGCTGAACACCTGTTGTTACGGCATGAATGCAGATTACCAAATCACCTGGCTGTAAGTAACCACAGAGAACTTTACCTGACTGTGGGGGGCGAGTTGTGCTGGAACTTAACCGCTGGTTTCGTGACGGAAGAGGGCTTTATGTCCATGTTATTCGTTGGGAGCCAGAAACACAGCGCGTTATCTATCTTCGCAAAGACTACCCGCATGAGTGCTTTAGTCCTTTGTGGAAATTCAGGCGTGATTTTGTTGAGTGTGAAGGACCACCAGCACATTGATTCTGCCATTCCGGGACGTTACACTGTTCAGGCACCTTATAAAGCGGGTGTCGGGATTGGCGTCCTGGAATTGCATACGGCGACAATTGGCGCGTTAGCGTCTTTTTTGTTGCTACAACTCAGCTATACCCAAATTATGGTGGGCTGGGTGGGGGCACCGAAAGGTGCGCCGGTTTCCGTATGCGCCGGTTACGCCAACCCTGCTCAGTTCACCACCAGCGAAATTGGCGTTTCCGGTGGTGGAAGTTATCCATTGCATACGGAGGCTGCCATCATGGCTACTGTCCCAGCCCTCTCTCGTCTGAATGATGAAGACTTACATAAACTCAGTTATGTAACAACTGCACTACGTGCTCTGCGCAAGGTAACTCTTTCGGATCCGCAGGCGCATCAGGTTTTGGTAGAAACCCTTCTTAACTTGCAGGCTGAACGTATTCGTCTGGCGGATAAGGCTAATTTTCATATTCACCGTCTCCTGAATATCAGCGGAGGGCATCGTCATGCTTAATCCGTTGATCCTCAATATTTGCCGTTTGCTTCAGCGTAAAAAAACATCAATTCCTACAGTTGGGCAGTGGTACACCACGCCTGCAGGGCATGTTCTACGTGTCAGCCTGGTTGACCGTGAATGTCAGAAGGTGATTTGTGAACCGCTGGGCCGTAATTACCGCGTCAGTATGCCGCTTATAGCCTTTCGCTCCGGAAAAAACATGAAGCATCTCGGAGGTGCAGCATGAGTATGGAGCTGATGGTTAAAGCGATGAAAATTCGAGTGGGTAATCCATTGCGAAAACTGGTTCTGATCAAGCTGGCTGATAATGCCAGCGATCAGGGTGAGTGCTGGCCCAGCTACCAGCATATTGCTGACCAGTGCGAGATTAGCAAACGTTCTGTGATGAATCATATTGCGGCCCTTTGTGATTCCGGGCTGGTAAAAAAAGTCACCCGGAAAGGTGAAAAAGGTAACTCAAGTAATATCTATCTCCTTCATCTTGATGGTGCAGGAGATTCACTAGGGGGTAGTGCAAATAATTCACTATCTAGTGCAGCAAATTCACCAGGTAGTGCAGGAGTTGCACCAGGGGGTGGTGCAGGAGATTCACCCAGAACCAGTCACTCTTTTGAACCAGTCAAAGAACCAGTCAATGAACCAATAGCTGTTGGTGCATCTGCTGATGAGTCCGTGCGAGTTCGTTCAAACCGACCGGAATACTCTCCGGAGTTTGAGCAGGCATGGCTGGCATACCCCAAACGTGCTGGTGGCAATTCAAAATCTGCAGCCTTCAAAGCCTGGAAAGCTCGTTTGAATGAGGGGGTAAAACCCGAAACCATGCTGGAAGGTGTGAAACGCTACGCGGGCTGGGTATCTGCGATGGGTAACAGCGGCACACAATTTGTGAAACAGGCTGTCACGTTCTTTGGTCCGGATCGTCATTTCGAAGAATCCTGGGAAGTTCCTGCGGTATCTGCAGCCAGACGCGAGGACCCGTACTTCAAAGCCAGTTACGACAACGTGGACTACAGCCAGATCCCGGCAGGATTCAGGGGGTGATCATGAGTCTTTTGAATGAAGTTCAGAAATTCATTGAAGCCCATCCGGGGTGTACTTCCGGAGACATTGCGGATGCTTTTGCAGGTTACTCACGGCAGCGCGTTCTGCAGTCAGCAAGCAAGTTACGTCAGAGTGGGCGTGTGGCTCACCGTTGTGAAGGAGATACACGCAGACATTTCCCGCGCCTGACTGAGAGAGCGCAGGAACCGGAACCACAACCAGTTCGAGAAACCAGACCTGTGCGCAATTTCTATGTCGGCACTAACGATCCACGGGTGATTTTGTGCCTGACCCGCCAGGCTGAAGAACTGGAGTCCAGGGGCTTATACCGTCGTGCTGCAACCGTGTGGATGGCGGCATTCCGTGAAAGCCACTCCCAGCCAGAACAAAACAATTTTCTGGCGCGTCGTGAGCGGTGCTTACGGAAAAGCAGCAAGCGCGCTGCATCGGGTGAAGAGTGGTATCTGTCAGGGAATTACGTGGGGGCTTAATGAGTAATAAATATTGCCAGGCGCTGGTGGAACTGCGGAACAAACCAGCCCATGAACTGAAGGAAGTGGGCGATCAGTGGCGCACGCCGGACAACATTTTCTGGGGAATTAACACCCTGTTTGGCCCGTTTGTTCTGGATCTGTTTACTGACGGTGATAACGCCAAATGTGCCGCGTATTACACGGCGGAAGATAACGCGCTGGCGCATGACTGGTCAGAACGTCTTGCGGAGCTTAAAGGTGCTGCCTTTGGTAATCCCCCATACAGCCGCGCCAGTCAGCATGAGGGGAAATACATCACTGGCATGCGTTACATCATGAAGCATGCCAGTGCCATGCGTGATAAAGGCGGGCGCTATGTTTTCCTGATCAAAGCTGCCACCAGCGAAGTGTGGTGGCCGGAAGATGCAGATCATATTACTTTTATTCGCGGGCGTATTGGTTTTGAACTGCCTGTCTGGTTTATCCCGAAAGACGAGAAGCAGGTACCGACAGGAGCTTTTTTCGCTGGTGCTATTGCTGTTTTTGACAAGACCTGGAAGGGACCGGCAATCAGCTACATTGGGCGCGATGAACTTGAGGCATGTGGTGAGGCGTTTCTGGCGCAGGTTCGCCAGCAGGCGGAAAAACTGGTCAGGGAGATGGCTGCATGACGACATTAACTCAATGCCAGCAGCAGGTGCTGGATATGCTGATTTCTTATCAGAAAGAGCGTGGCTTTCCGCCAACCAATCAGGAGGTGGCAACCATGCTGGGATACCGTTCAGTGAATGCAGCGGTAGAGCATCTTCGCGCACTGGAGAAAAAAGGCGTCATCACGATAAAGCGTGGCGTGGCCCGGGGGATAACGCTTCATACCGCGGTGAAGGACGACGACAGCGAGGCGGTCGGGATTATCCACTCACTGCTTGCCGGTGAGGAAAACGCAAGGCTGCGTGCAACCCACTGGTTACATGAGAGGGGCCTGAAAGTATGAAGCTGATCCTGCCTTTTCCGCCCAGCGTGAACACGTACTGGCGACACCCCAACAAAGGGGCGTTTGCTGGTAAGAGCCTGATAAGCGCGGCGGGGCGCAAATTCCAGAGCGCGGCGTGTGCAGCAATAGTTGAGCAGTTACGTCGTCTGCCAAAACCAACGTCGGCACCTGCATCAGTGGAGATCGTGTTGTTTCCTCCGGATAACCGGATCCGCGATCTGGACAACTATAACAAGGCGCTGTTTGACGCCCTGACCCACGCGGGTGTGTGGGAAGACGACAGTCAGGTGAAAAGAATGCTGGTGGAGTGGGGACCGGTTATCCCGGAAGGGAAGGTCGAGATCACTATCAGTAAGTACGAAAAAGCGAGTTGCAAATTAGCAACTCGGTAACGGAATTGAGCAACACCCTAAATTTGGGTATTACCTCGTTAAAGATACTGTATTTATGAACAGTGTATCCTTGATAACTATTAAAAATCGCAGTAAGTTCATCTTGCATCAACGAAAAGGGAGTGCAGTCCCGAAATTTGTGGAGAAACCAATGAATCAGTTGCTTGTAATTGATGGCGTTTCTGTGCGCCAGTACTTTGAATCTAACTACTGTCTTAACGACCTTCAGAAAGCTGCTCTTCTTGCCGCTGGTGAGAATCGCTCCTCCCGTTCGCTGGAAGTTCACGAGTTTATGCGTCGTCCTGAAACGAAGGCTCTTGTGGAATTACTGGAAGAAGAAACTACGGGAGATTCCCGTAGTATTCCTGTCATCACCATTCAGGGGCGCAATGGTGGGACGTATGTCTGTAAAGAGCTGGTCTATGCATATGCAATGTGGATCAGCCCGGCATTCAGCTTAAAAGTGATACGTACTTTTGATGCGCTTCATAATTCATCACCAGAAGAAACCACATCCGACAAAATTAAATCCGGGGTCATTCTGCTTGAATCAGCAGCAAAGACTCTAAATCTGTCAAACTCCTCGAAACTTGGTGCATACCAGAAATTATCAAAGGTAGCTGGTCTTCCTGAACTTATGCCGATCTATGCCATTGATGCACCTGCTGATGCGCCAGATGGTTCAAGCCGCCCTACGCTGTCGCTGAGTGCACTGCTGAAGCAGTATGGTATCCGCCTGACGGCTAATCAGGCATATCACCAGATGGTGAAGCTGGGGATCGTCGAGCAGCGCGAACGATACAGCCGTACCGGGATTAACAACATCAAAAAATTCTGGTCGCTGACGGCGAAAGGCTGCATGTTCGGCAAGAACATCACCAGTCCCGCAAATCCGCGCGAGACGCAGCCGCATTTCTTCGAATCCCGATTCCCTGAGCTGTTAAAGCTGCTCGATACCGTTCATTGAGGTGACCGTGAGAGCACTACTGACCCCTGAAATTGCCCCGCGTATGGGGATCGTATTGTTCAGGCCAGGTTCAGAGCTGATGCCCCTGTTTATGCAGGGGCGTGTCCTGCTGGAGCCTGAGCCGGAACGTTATTCATCTTTCGCTAGTGGTGCCGTTCCGGCGGCATCACAACCGCTGGCGGATGATCCTTCCGTTCGGGCCGTGTTCCGCAATGAGGCAGTGATCCGTCGTGCTGGTGGCGTGGAATGTCTTGAAAGCTGGTTACTTCGTGAAAAAGGCTGCCAGTGGCTTCATTCCGACTGGCACAGCGAGAACATGACCACAATGCGACACGCTCCGGGTGCAATCCGTCTGTGCTGGCACTGCGATAACCAGCTGCGCGATCAGTTCACGGAACGGCTGGAATCAATGGCAACGGATAACTGTGCCCGCTGGGTGTTGTCTGTTGTGCGTCGGGATCTCGGTTTTGATGACAGTCACGTTGTGACAATGCCGGAACTGTGCTGGTGGCTGATTCGTAATGACCTGGCGGATGCCTTACCGGAAAGTGCAGCCCGTAAGGCACTGAGATTACCGAAGCCTGTTGTGCCGTCTGTCACCCGGGAAAGTGACCTTGTGCCTTCGGTTCCTGCCACCAGCATCATCCAGGATAAAGCGAAAAAGGTGCTGGCGCTGAAAGTGGATCCGGAGTCGCCGGAGTCTTTTATGTTACGCACCAAACGTCGCCGCTGGGTTAATGAAAAGTACACGCGCTGGGTTAAGACGCAGC